CAGTCCGCCGCGTTTAGCCACTTCGCTACCCCTCCATTAATTATTTATAAACGTGGCTCGAGACGGAATCGAACCGCCGACACAAGGATTTTCAGTCCTTTGCTCTACCGACTGAGCTATCGAGCCGTGTCACGACAATGTTTACCAGTTTTTGGTGTAACCAATTCCCTATCAAGATACTAGGACGTAATCCTTCCTCTTTTTAGACTGCATTACCTATTATATTGAAATCCATACCCTTTGTCAACCATTTATGCTAAAAATTTTTATACTGACTAGACTACTGACTATGTGATGTGTTATACTAACAAGAGAATACGTGCTAAAAAGGAGCTAACTAGTATGTCTGAGATAGTTAAAAAGAAATCATTTGAAAAAGACGAAACAGCTAAACAATTAGTTCAGCTCATGACTCAAGAAAATTTTTCAGAACTGCCGGACACAATTAAGGCAAATCAACTAGATATTTCTGTTGCAGATTACAACAAATACATGAACGACCCACACTTTTTAAGGTGGGCGGTCAAGAACATGCAAGATTTATACGTTCAAAAGCTGCCAGAAGTAATGAACACAATATATAATCAAGCCCTTCAAGGTCACGGTAGACAACAAAAAATGTTATTAGACTTTATGAAAATTACTAATGAGAATCAAGAAACAAAATCTCCAAACATTGTTATTGTAAACAATATTCCAAATCCAGACAGAATCAATCCAGAGGATGTGGTTACAATTGATGAAGCTCATTAAAGACTTATTTGATTTTACTGTTTTAGAAGATACTTCTGAAATTGATGGGTCATTATGTACAAACGAAGTATGCTTTTGTACTGGAGCATGTCAAGGAGACCCAGCATGTCAACCAACTACCAAAATATGGATTGATAAAAATGAGTGACTTCCTACCTTACAACGAACAAGCATGTAAAATGTGCGGAAAAGCTTATAAAGAAGGATCTGATACGTGGTGGGGCTTTTGTCCTCCATGTGGTTATTTAGAACAATTCTACAACCCACTTCCTGCTCAAGCAGATTTTCACGCTTCAGACGTAAAATATCGACTATATGCTGGAGGGTTCGGTAGTGGTAAAACTCTTTGTGGCAGCCAAGAATCTATTCAACTTGCGCTAAGATATTCAAATAACTTCATTTTAGTTGGAGCTCAAACATATCCAAATCTACGTGATACAACCCAACGAACCTTTTTAGAGATAGTTCCCCACCCTGTTTTAAAGGGCGGGAGAATTGAAACAGCTTTTAATAAATCTGAAAATTCTATAGAATTTCATAACGGCTCTGTTGTCATATTCCGCTCAATGGATGACCCTAACAAATATAAGTCTCTAAATTTAGGAGCCTTTTATATAGATGAGGTTTCGGAAGTTGCTGAAGAAATTTGGATGATGTTAGAATCTCGTTTACGTAGAAATAACGTACCAAGACGAACTGGTTTCGGAACAACAAACCCAGAAGGAGGGAGCTGGGTATACTCTAAGTTTGTTCAAGGTGGAGGACAATCTAAGGACTATCAATATTTCCAAGCTCCTACCACAGAAAATGTTTATTTACCAGAAGATTATGTTCAAGGTTTACTTGAGTCTTACCCAGAAAGCTGGGTAAAGCGGTACATCTACGCTGATTGGTCGGCTTTTGAAGGACAAGTATTCCCAGATTTTCAACCAAGCTATCCTTACGTAATTCCTCATGAAGAGCCGAATCCAGAACACCCAGTTTATGTAGGGATTGACCACGGTTTAGCGAACCCCACAACAGCTCTTTGGGGGTCTGTAAATCCAGAAACAGGCGTACTGTATATTTACCAAGAATACTACGAAATAAATCAACTAGTAGAACACCACGCTGCAAATATTAAGTTTATGTCCAAAGATACTGCAATATTTGGACATTGGATTGACCCTGCAACGCAAAATAGAAATGCGGTTACAGGAAAATCTGTAAGGAGCGAGTACCACAGACTAGGTGTTCCAGTCATTTTAGGTAACAACGACTTACATTCTGGTATCCATAAAATTTCAGAATACTTAAAGACTGATAAAGACGGGAACCCAAAAATTGTTATTTCTGAACGATGTACTAATTTAATAGATGAATTAAGTCAATATAGATGGAAAAAAGCAAAACCCGGTCAAAATGAGCCGGAGCAACCTCACGCATATAAAGACCACACTGTTGACGCACTTAGATATATGGTGATGGGGATTCCAAGATTTTTTGACTCCTCCCCTGCCTCTATGTTAAGTGTACCTCCCCCACTAAAAGAATTTTATGAGGAAGGAGAGGAAGATCGTGACACTATTGAAGTATATTCGGGGTTGGTTTAAAGATAAATCTAGAATTAGAGAGTTAGAACGCCAAGTACATGAGCTTACAATAGAAAGAAATAGGTATAAAGAAAAATACAATTATGCAGCAAAATACATTGAAGAATTAAGCGATGATATTCATTCATATGAGGATGGTGAATAATCTTGAACACAACAAAGCTATCTAAAGCTGAGCAAGATAAAATTGTAAATGAAGTTTGGTCTGATTATCGCTATGCAATGGAAGCTAAAGCCTCTTTGCATGATAAATGGAGAAAATATGAAGAGTACTATAAAAATGACCAATGGAAACAATCATCTACTGACAAAAATCGTATTCAACCTACAATTAACTACATTTTTACTACAGTAGAGAGCTTAATGCCGTATTTAACAAGTAACGTACCAGACCCAATCGTACTGCCTATTCATCCAGACGCTGAAGAAACAGCAAGTGATTTAACTAAAATCGTTAAAATCATATTAGAAAAGAATAATATAGAAAAATCACTCCAACTAGGAGAGCGACAAAGATTAAAATTTGGTACATCTATATGGAAGGTATTTTTCGACCCCACTAAATTAAATGGTTTAGGAGACGTTTCTTTTGAAGTAGTAGACCCAGTAAACTTCTTCATTGACCCTAATGAAGTCGATAATTTACAGAACGCTGATTTTTGCGGCACTTCTGTTAAAAGATCAGTTGAATACCTAAAAAGACGTTATCCAGACAAAGCAAATGAAATAGTAGCTGACCAAATGAGTAATGAAATCACTGTTTATGATAGTGAAGATGAGGAAGATCCACGAAATAGGATGGCAACATTAATTGAGTACTGGAAAAAAGACGTAGAAAACGGTCTTGTTAGGATTGTAGTTGCTGGTGACGTCTTACTTCGCTATGATACAGATTTTTATATGCACGGTAAGTATCCATTCGTAAGAAGCGTTGATTATCCTATTCAAAAGAGTTTCTGGGGAATGGGAGAAGCAGAACAGCTTGTTGAAATGCAGGATATCCTTAATAAGCTTTTACAGATTGTCGTTGAAAACGTAGCTCTAGCTAACGGTCAATTAGTTGTCGATAAAAACGCTTCTGGAATAAGGGACATTAAAAGTCTTGCAAGTCAACTATGGAAGCCGGGACTTACAATTCCTGTAAACGACATTAATTCCATTAAGAAACTAGATGGAGTTATGGCTCCAAGCTGGGTAATTAATTTAATTCAGATGATTCAAAAGAATATTGAACTTGTAACTGGTGTATCCCCTCTTTACTTAGGAGAAGCTCCGGGCTCTGTAACTGCTGCCTCTGGAATTTTAGCTTTACAGGAACAAGCAACAGCTAGAGTAAAGCTGAAACTACAAGAACAAGGTCGTTTAATAGAAGAAATTGTTGACTTCATTATTGCTTATGCAGTTGAGTTCTACACAGAGGACAGATATTTCCGTTATTTAGACGAGAAACGTGAGCCTCAATGGATTCAAATGAATAGTGACGACTTAGCTAAGCGTGATGAAAATGGAAATCTGATTATCCCAGAATTTGACGTATCTATTGCAGTAGGTTTTGACGCTCCTATGTCTAGAGCTTACATTGAGCAAATGGCAATGCAGTTACATCAAATGGGAGTAATTAATGCTGTTGAAGTACTAAAAACAATGAACTTCCCTAACAAGGAAGAAATTATTGAAAGACTTGAGGCAGTAGCTGAACTTTCTGGACAACTAGAAGGGCTACCAGAAGAAATGATTGACCCAAGCATTCAAGGTGAATTAGCTGAGCTAACCGCTCTAAACATAGGTAATGCCAGTCTACCCGGAGGAATGAACGTACTAAATACAAACTCTCCGCAGGACGCTATGGAACAGCAACAAGAAATGTCTCCACAGCCTACTGATCCTCCTTTGATGAGCAGTAGTTTTTAATAGAAGCTATGGGCTAACGGAGAGGAGGCTAACTAAATGATTGAGTGGACACAGGACAAACATGATTATCTAGTATCTCTTAAAACAAGTAAAAAATATACTTGGGCTCAGATATCCGAAGAAATGTCCAAAAAGTTTAACAGAACCTTTACTGTTGATCAATGCAGGGGTCGCTGGAGAAGAAGTGCTGAAAAAGACGTTCAAGAAGGGTTTAAAGAGACTTATAACGTGAACCCGGACGGAACGCATGAGTCTACCAAATTATTAGCTTTATCGGAAAGACAGAAAAAAGATGAAAAGTATATCTTAAACGCACATGGCTTCGACCCAGACGAATGGAAAGTGCATGACGTTAAATCCACTATGTGGAATCAAAATAGTAAAGAAAACGGTATGCTGACTCTTTACTCAAGCAAGTTGACGGCTAAGAAAAGAGAAAATGAATTTAACTGGGATAAATTAATTAGGGTAATAGAAAGCTCCCCTCCTGTTTCTCCAGTTAAATTCACAGAAAAACTTCCAGAAAAACCTAGGTACTTAAATATTCCTCTTTTCGACATGCACTTCGGTCCAGCAACTTTTGAATACTATAAACCGTTATTGCAGGAGTTATTAAAAATATTAGAAAAGCAATATAAAGAAATCTTGTTTATAATAGGTCAGGATTTATTCCACAATGACGATTTCCGAGGACGCACATCTAAAGGAACAGAGATTGACAAATATAATATGGAAACCATGTGGGAAGACGCAAAACTATTTTATATAACACTAATTGATAAAGCATTAAAGTCCTCTCCCACTGTCCACGTTATGTATTCTAAAGGAAATCACGATGAAAGTATGGGCTGGGCTTTTGTAAAAACCCTTGAAAGTGTCTATAGAGATGAGCCAAGAATATCTTTTGATACTAGATTTAAAGAACGTAAAGCAATATTATTAGGTACTAATTTTATTGGAACTACTCATGGTGATAAAAATCGAAGAAATATCGCCTCTAATTTCTCAGTGGAGTTTCCAGAGCTATGGGCAAAAGCTACTTCTAGAGAAGTTTATATGGGGCATTTACACAGAAAGCGTGTAACACGCACTCCTTCTGAGATAGTGATTGATGAAAAAGGCGTTATTGTTCGTGAGCTAGGCACTGGAAATGTTACAGATGATTGGCATGATGACTATGGATATACGATGGCGCATAAGGAATTTGAAATCTTTGAATACGTTGAGGACAGGAAAAAACATATCTATTGTATATAGTTGACATCCTGACTAGTCAGTGGTATAGTTATGATAGGTATAAAATTCTATGACCAAGGTTCTTTTATGCTTTATAAAGACCAAGGCGTATGTTTTAGGATAGTAGCTCAATGGTAGAGCTTTCGGTTGTTACCCGAATGGTTGTAGGTTCGAGACTTACCTATCCTGCCATAATGGGTAGTAGCTTAATTTGCGTAGAGCACTCCGTTTGGGACGGAGAGGTTAGGAGTTCAAATCTCCTCTACCCAATAACATTCGTACAGTCTTTCGCATAACTGAGTACAGTCAGAGGAGGAATTAGTAATGAATCCAGAAGAAGTTTTGGAGCAACAACAGCAAAATGAGCAAAATGGTGAAAGCGGTGTACAGTCTCAACAACAAGACCAAGGCAACGCAGGAAATCAAAACGCTCAAGAACAAGACATTGACTATGAGAAAGCTTATAAGAATTTAGAGCCAGAGTTTACAAAGAAGTCACAAGAATTGGCTTCTCTAAAGGCTTGGAAGGATTTCCAAGAAAAAACAGGTATTACGGCTGAACAAGCACTACAACAACTAGAGCAGTATCAAAGTCCACAGCAAGGTAATTACTCAAACCAAGCAAACGCACAAAATTTTAATGATCCAATGTATGCACAACAAGGATATCAGCCAATGAGCGGCTTGAGTCAATATCAAGACCCATACGCATACCAACCTCATTATGAGGACCCTAGAGTCGCTCATCTAGAGCAACAAATGCAACAAATGCAACAACAACAGCAAGTTGAGAAACTAAGACAAAAGTTTCCTCAATTCGATGAAATGTACCCAGACGTCCTGAATCTTGCCCAGTCTCAGGGGCTAGACTTAGAGACAGCGTTTGGACGGCTAATGGTCGATAAGTGGGATGATTTTAAATCTTCCACTGAACAACAGGTTGTAGAAAGAATTAGGCAAAAAGGCTTAAAAACTGTTGAAACTTCCAATGTGGGAGGAAACCAAGATGAAAGTGTCCAACTTACAGAGCAAGAAGCCGCAGCCGCTAGAGCTATGGGTATTTCCCCTCAAGACTATGCAAAGATGAAAGACGTCAAATATACAATCGACTAATATTTGACAGGAGTGTTATAAATGACATTAAAGACTACTCAGGAAGGCTGGGGTAGGTTACTCGAACCCGGTTTACGTAAGATTTTCTTTGAGACTTGGAAGGAGTATCCAACCCAATTCACCAAAGTTTTCAACGTATTAAATTCTAAGAAACATGCTGAACACGATCTTAGCTTAACGGGTTTCGGACCGTGGGAAGCTAGAACGTCTGAAACTTCCTCTGTTCCATACGATGACCCAATGGAAGGCTTCGAGATCAGCTATACTCACACAGAGTTTTTAAAAGGTTTTAAGGTTTCACGAATGATGGTTGATGACGAGCTTTACAACCAGATTAATAAGTTGCCTAAAAACTTAGCACGGTCTGGACGGGCTAAAGTAGAAACAGACGCTGCTAGTGTGTACAATGAAGGGTTTACAAACACTGGGTATGACGGTGAGCCGTTATTCTCTACTGAGCACCCTATTGTTCGTACAGGCGGTAAAGGAAGTAATTTAGTAGAAGTTTCTGGAGCAACTAGTGATGAGGATATACTAAATGAGGATACTGTCAATGAGGCGTTATTGTTAGCTCGTAAGACTACTGATGACGCAGGACTGAAAATTGTAGTAAGCCCTAAGAAATTGATTGTTCCTCCAAATTTAGAGCCACAAGCTCAGAGAATTGTGAACTCAGCTCAACGTCCGGGAACTAACCACAACGACATTAACACAATTAAATCTAAATTACAGATTGTAGTTTTAGACTACTTAACAGACGATAAAGCGTTCTTCTTACTTGATGACGACATTCATGAGATGAACTTCTTCTGGAGAGTTCGCCCAGAGTTCAAGTCTGAAGAAGATTTTGACACGTTAGAAGCTAAATATCGTGGATACATGCGCTATAGTCAGGGTTACTCTAACTGGCGTGGAGTTATCGGTGTTAAAGCTGGAGAATAATATAATAGTTTCGGAGGTGTAGGCTCATGGATTTAAAGATTATAGGCTCTTTATTCATTGAGCCTATTCCTACTTGTATAGATAAGGAGGTTTTGTAAAATGAACCTCAAAGAAATTAGGGACGATGTTCGTTCTCTGATTATTGAGCCCCAGCAAGGCTTTCGTTCAGATATCGAACTTAATCGTTGGATAAACCAAGCGCACCAAGAGTTAGCTATGTATTACAGGATTGATGACAAAGCAGATATTCCCTTACAACCGGGAGTAAGTTTTTATAAAGCTCCTGAAGACTTACTTTCCTTGAAAGGAGCTTGGGACTCAGAAGGAAATTCTATTTCTGTAATTCCTGTAACCTCTGGGAGTGAGTTAGCAGAAGATGAGGGAGAGGAAATTACTTTATTTACTTTAGGTGACTACCTAGTAGTTGTTCCAGCCCCTCCTGCTGATGAAGAAGCCGATGATCCCGGAGTTATTACAATATTTTATGAAAGGTCTCCAAAGCAGTTAATTACAGACACAGACGTTCCAGAAATTGCAGAGCCTTATCATAAATATCTGGTTTCTTTTGCTGCAATGAGAGCATTTGCAAAGGACGAAGATTTTGAAGCCTCTGCGATATATGAAGCTGAGTATTTAAGAGGCAAGGAGGAAATAGCCGGTCACAGAGTTCCTATTTCTAAAGACGCAAACACTATCTTAGAATTAGTAAGATTAGGGATTTTAAACGCAGCAGAGGCAGCAGAGTGGTTAAATATCCCTATGAAAAAGAAAGTTTGGAAGCGTGTTGAAGTTGAAGAAAAAGGAATGGCTCTTATGCAGACTGGTGTTATTGATAAAGCAGACTTGCTCAAAAATACTGAGTTCATTGATAGGGATAAGATTATTCCGAGACTTACTGCGGAACATAGCGATTTAATTGAATTACCTAGCTGGAACGAAAAGTATGTTCCTCCAGAACCGGTGGAAGATGATGACGAGGTTGAAGAAACACCAAGCCCACCAGAAGATGAAAGTCATTGGGACGATTGGGAGGACGTTGAAAGCTTCCCAGATGACGATGATGATGAGGAGGACGAAAATTAATGGCAAACGTTATTAAAGCCGCTGAGAGGCGTAGACAAAAACTTCAATTTGAGGTCACTGACCTATCTGGAGGTTTTGTCTCTCAACACTCCTCCTACAATGTCAAAGAAAATTATCTTGAAGATGTTCAAAACATGGAAATTGTGCAAGGCATGTGGCAAAAACGGAAAGGATACAACTTATCTGGACAATATACAGCCATTGTCTCTACTCCGGGAGCCGTTAGGGGAGCCCATGTCTATAACAGTCAGGATAGTTTGAATGTGTTGGTTGTAAGTAACAATAACCTGTATGTTACTAAAAGTTTAACAAGCACTGGGTACCATAAACTTTTTAGCGGAAGAGTTCCCTCTAGTCCAAAAGTCTCTTTTGTAGACTATCAAGATGATTGCTATATTGCTTCTGGGCGAGGCAAAGTGTTGAAATATGACGGAAATTCTTTAACAGAAGTTCCTTCCCCTCAAGGAGATATTTTAGCTTCTTACGATAATAGACTTTTAATTTCCGGTATCAAAGGGGACTCTCTAGTTATCTACTACTCTGACAGAGGTAAAGGAGAACGCTGGGACGCTCTTTCCTATGTTGTTTTAAACGGAAAATCATCCGAAGAAATCACAGCTATGTTTCCAGCTTTAGGTAAGTTGTTTATATTTACTAATCAGAATATATACTCCCTTGCCGGAGGGATGGAAGCTTTCTCTATAAGCCTTGAAGTATCCGGGCTTGGAGCAGTTAGAGGTAATTCAGTAGGGATGTATGGCAATAAATTCTATTTTGTAGGAGACGATTACAAGATATATGAGTACGATGGCGGTAATTTCCCAAAGGAAATTTCAGTGAACATTAGTCACTATATCGAGTACTCCTTCCCTAAAGACGCTCTAAGAAATGCGGAAATTACAGAGTATGGCAATAGTATTTGGTTTACGTTAGATAATTCTAAGGAAAGATCTGAACGTATAACCCTAGTATATTATCCAGATTATAGAGCATGGACTAAGTTTAAAGGAATTCCTGCCTCTAAATACTTGAAGATAGACGATAGGCTCTATTTTATTGGAGTACACAATATAGGCTCTATTTACCAGTATGATACTAGTTTTAGTGACGAAATATATGCAATAGACGCTTATCTTAAAACTACTAAATGGTCTTTTGATAACTTAGAGCATTTAAAGAGATTTAAGAAGCTGTACCTTCGTGGGGCTATCCAAAGCGGAGGAGGCAACGGTTTTAACGTGGATTTCCTAATAGACGAATCTCAAGTAGCTTCCATCCGAGTAACTTCTGATATAGCTTCTGAAACAGAATTATGGGGAGACAACGCATGGGGTGAGTTGTACTGGGGTAATGCGATGGCTACTGCCGGAACCGCTTGGGGTCAGTCCGAGTGGAGTGATTTTGAGTGGGGTGGCGGTGAGCTAGTTTTCTCCCCTAGATGGGGAACTTCCACTTGGAATAGTTTTGAGTGGGGAGACAAGCGTGACGGAGAGCTTGGTGACGATGTAGGTAAAATATACTCCAAAATTTTCCTAAGTCAATATAACGTCATCTCAGGTAAATATCTCCAGCTTGTATTCAGAGATAATACTCCTAATCATGGTTTTAGGATAGAGAATATGATGATTGAGTACGTACAGAAAGGAGCAAGATAAAATGGCACAAATTTCTTTGCCTAATCAGTTAGTTAATGGAACAGTAGCTGACGCTTCACAAGTAATGGCGAATTTTAATGCGATAGTTGATGTAGTAAATGGTAACCTAGGTTCCGACAACATTAAAAGTATATCTGGAAATGATATTACTTTACGAGACACTATTAGTGGAGGAACTGATACTTTAAATAATTTTGCACAAAGGATTCAAGTTGGGCATTTATCCACTGGAGATTTCCCTGCGAAGGAAAGAAAAAGAATTCAAGTTAAATTTAATACTCCGTTTCCGGGAACTCCTTATGTAGTAGCTCAAACAAGCTCCTCTTACCCAGAGAGGCGTTACGTAGGGATTGCAGCTAGATCAAAAAATGGTTTTGAAGTTGTTTGCTACAAAACACAGGGCAGCTCCTCAAACTACGCAGTAATGTGGATAGCAATTTACACAGGAGCAATGTAATTACTAACAGGTAAGGAGGCTTACTAATGAGTGAAAATCGTACAGTAATTAATCTAACTAATATTACCGAAAACAGCTCTATGAGTGATATAAATCTAAATTTTAGAAAGCTTCAAACAGAAATATCTGCTTTTAGTCACCACATAGAACCTACAGTTAGAGAAGCTAGAGAATTTAAAAATTATATGGACACTTTCCTTATGGGTGAGCCCCCTATTTCTGAAAGAAAGGCGTATGAGTATACAGAAGATTTCACTGTTGACTACGCCCAAAAGAAGATTTACTCCAAAAACACTCCTCCAGAGAATCCAGAGGTAGGAGATTTATGGTTGGACAATTCAACCTCCCCTCCTACCTTCTTACGATGGAATGGAGAAAAATGGGAAAAACTGTCTGCTACTACCTTTGAAGAGCTTGAAGGTATGATTGACTACGACCAACTTCCAGACCATACCATTGATTCTATGAAAATAGCTATTGAAGGTATTAAGGACATTAACTTATCAGAGGGAGCAGTTACAGCGGATAAAATATTAGACGAAGCGATTACAAACGCTAAACTTGCAGCTGACGCTGTTTCTGCTATTAATATACAAAATAACGCAGTTGACAATGAAAAATTAGCAGACTTGTCCGTTACAGCCGAGAAATTAGCAGACGGTTCTGTCGAGTTTGATAAAATTTCAGATTTAGCTAAAGAAGCTATAAATACGGTTGCAAAAGAGTACACTGACGAGGAAATTACTTCTACAAGAAATGAGATTGCTTCAGAACTTGCTAATAAGGCTGAACAAGCTTTTGTAGAAGCTCAACTAGAAAATAAAGCCAATCGAGAAGAAGTAGAAAACTCAATCTCTACTATTTTGAACGATTTATCTGAAAAAGTTGACGCTGAATGGGTAGACGGGAAACTGCAAACAAAAGCCAATGTATCGGACGTTTACACTATCGAGGATATAGATGGAATGTTCGATAACGTTGTTAGTGTTACAGATTACTCAACTGATATGAGTGGTGTTATAGACAGTATTACCGACCATGAGACTAGGATTTCACAAACAGAGTCAGACATAGTATCTAAAGTTGAACAGTCGGTTTTTAACCAATTAGAAGATGAGGTCGGTAACATTGGCTCTGAACTAGAGTCTGTTAGCACAACAGTTGAACAAAATGCTGAAAGAATTGAGTCTAAAGCAAGTCAAACATATGTTAATGAACTAGCTGGTGAGGTCTCTAGTCTTGAAAGCTCTATAACCCAACAGGCAGATTTAATAGAACAGAGAGTTACTAAAACAGAGTACGAATCGGATATAGACGACATAAGAGAAAATTTTTCTAATCATGAGTCACGTATAACTCAGACTGAAAAAGACATTACTAGTAAAGTTGAGAAATCCGTTTTTGATAGTGTAACAGGTGACTTAGATAGCCGAGTAACGACTGTATCTCAGACTGCGGAAGGGATATCTCAGGAAGTAGGCGCTATTTCTACTAATTTAGAAGACTTGTCTGATGTTGTCTCTAGTCATACCACAGCTATAGAGCAAAATGAAGAAGCTATTACACAACGTGCTACCAGATCAGAAGTAGATAGCCTAGCCGGAAGAGTTTCTACGGCAGAGGGGTCTATCTCAACTCTTGCTGGAGAAGTTTCTTTGAAAGCTTCTCAAACAGATGTTAATAATTTAGAGGATAGAATGTCTACAGCAGAAAGCTCACTAAGGGTTCTTCCAGAAGAGATTGAAGCAAAGGTAGATAAAGACGGAATCATAGCAGCCTTTAATTTATCTCCAGAATCTGCAAAATTAGAAGCGCAGAGAATTGATCTTGATGGAGACGTAAATATTGTCAATGGCAGGACTAGGATTAAGGAAGCAGCTATAGGATCAGCGGCTATCCAAGATTTAGCAGTTAAAAACCAGCATGTAGAGTCTATTCACGCTAATAAAATTACAGCTGGAACAATCGCTGCTGAAAGAATAGCAATCGGACCACTTACACAGTTTGCTGACGGCTTTGACCCTACTACCAAGGAGACTCCTTCAGGCGCACAGTCTAAGGCAAACACGGCTGAGTCAAATGCGAAAAGTCATGCAGAAACAAAAGCTTCCCAAGCTGAATCCAGTGCAAAATCCCACGCAAATACGGTAGCTAATAATGCCCTTAATGACGCTAAAGCTTATCGGGATTTATGGGCTTATAAGGATACAACCTACATTGACGGCGGTAATATTTACGCAAACTCTATAACTGCAAATCAAATAGCTTCTAACGCTATTACAGCTAATAAAATTGATTCTAAAGCCGTTACAGCTGAAAAACTAGCTGCTAATGCAGTTTCAGCGGACGCTATTGCCTCAAATGCTATTTTAACGAAACATATTGCCTCTGGAGCGGTTACAGCTAATGAAATTAGTTCTAATGCAATAACTGCTGACGCTATCGCTAGTGGAGCCATACTAACAAAACACATTTCAGCTGAAGGAATAGACGCAAGTGTTCTAAAAGCAGGTTCCGTTATCGCTAATAATATTAAATTCAGCGGTAGTTTAGAGGGAGCTTCTGGCACATTTACAGGAGTACTAAACACTGAATCAAATATAAATGTGGG